AGCCTTGTCGCCCTCAATTACATCGTCCTTGGATCCTGCGCGATTTACTTGCGAAACACTCCAAATTGGTAGTTTAAGTTCACGAGCTAATCCCTTGGTACTAGTATAAATATCATCAATTTCAAACTTACGATCAGTAGATTTGCGTTTTGATGAAAGTAAGTCAACATAATCAATTATTATCAAATCTGGTTTGATCCCTAGCGAAGTTATTTTCTTTATGTGAGATTCTATTGTATTAATTGTTGCTTTACCTGTTACAAATTCCTTAATTATTAGTTCACCTTTTAGTTCAGGTAGTACTGTTTCTACTTCCGTTCTATGTTCTAGAATTTTATTTACTGGGATGTTTGTAAAGAACGCATCGTATCTTCTACCCACATAATCCTCACTTAACTCTAGAGTATAATGGATTACGTTATATCCAAGCTGAATGGCAAAACCCCCTAGAGCAACGAGAGACCAAGATTTACCACCTCCTGGGTTACCAAATATAAGGCCAAAATCGCCGTTTCCCAATCCGCCCTGTAGCATATCGCTAATTTCGGGCCAAGGTGTAGGTATAGTAACCCTGTTATCTTGTCTAAACCTTGATTCCACATCTTTATTATATTCATGTCCTAAATTTTTATCTTGCCCTGCTTTCATTGCATTTTCAATCATTGATTTGATTGAATCATAATCGCCAGCTTTAAGTAAATCTACACTATTTAACAGTGCCTTTTTTAATTGTTGGTTTTTACAAAATGTTGAAAATTCTTCTTGTACATATTCTGTATCTTCATCACTTGCTTTATAAGCTTCTCTAAGTTGTTCTTTAATCGATAATTGTAATACATCATTTGTTACCTTTTTCATTTCTGTTTTTAAAACATTCATGGAAGGTGTTGTATGATATTTTTCGTAATAGCTTAATATCTCTGTAATTATCCATTTATGGGATTGGTTACCAAAACTATCAGCATCTAAAATATCGTGTATGTTTACAAGAAATTCTTTATGTGTTAGTAGTGAAGATATAACTTTAATTTGGAACTGTGGCCCATATTCTTCTATTGAATGTAACGTCATTTTTTATAACTTTTATTTTAGTATACAACTCTTTTATTTTAAAGTCACTAGACTTTGGAAAGTATCTTTAATCCAAAATTCAGGATTTCGGATAAGTCCCCCTATTTGATCTTCTTCATACATCTTTAAAAATTCTTTCGGATGTAGCTCTAGTTCAGTGTGTTTGATAAAGGCATCAACATATTCTTTATCCTCAAGAGTCATCATTGGATTAGATAAATCCATTATCTTGTATTTGTTCTCTAACATTTCTACATCGTGAAGGATTCTGGCGTATATAACGTGGTTTTCTATTTTCTCCTCACTTATATCCAAGATATCCTCAAATGTTAAATCATGTGTTGATAATTCAGGAAATAATTTAAATAATGATTTTTCACCCAATCCTTTTATACCCGGAAGTGCATCAGATGCATCCCCCATTAATGTTTTATATAGTATAAAATTACCTGGGTCTAGATTAAATTTTTCTCTGACTATCTTTTTAGTATAGAATTCTTTTTCAACAGGTCTATATACTATTACTTGATCTGTTACTAATTGAAGATAATCTTTATCGCTAGATACTATAAATGCTCTTTCCTCTGATGATTGCGGGAGTTTTTCACTCATATATGCTATAACATCATCTGCCTCCACATTTGGTAATGTGATTACTTTAACAGGAAGAGTTGTTAGATACTCTATAATTCTAACTATTTGGTTGTACTTGGCATCATCTTCCTCTTCTATATTATCAAATAGTTCATGTTTAGTTACTCTAGTAACATTTCTATTTGATTTATATTCAGGGATAATGTTTTTTCTGTTAGTTGAGGAACCAACCCCGTCAAACACTACAATAATTTGTGTTGGTTGTATTTGACGGGTTAGAGCCCCTAAAGATCTAAAAAACCCTCCTAAACCACCAATATGAGCTCCATTAGAATTAACAGCGTTTATAACACTAAAATTTCTAAAGAATAAATTCAAACCATCAATTAGCATATATCGTGCTGGTTGGGTAGTCTCTTCACTGTTTTCTTGGACGTTATCCAGGAGTTTTAATAGATCTTTTTTCATATAAATTTTATTTTTCGTCTAAAACATCATCAAATAAATCTGATGTTGGTTTACCCTCATCCCATTCACTATTATCTTCAACAACACTATAATTACCAGCACCCAATATATCTGCCCACTCATGTGAATGTGCTTTTTTATACTTGTCTAATTCTCTAGGATCATCTTTAATAAAACCATGAACAGTTGAAATAATTGTACCCACAGTAGTAATACCATTTACGTGATTTTTATCACATGCAATTTTAGTACGTAAAGCAAATTCTACTTTTTTCTTATCTTTAGTAGCATTAATTTTTGATGTACCAGCATTAGTGATATTACCAAATGTTAAACACAATGAAGCATCATAATAGAATGTATCTCCTCCTTTATTTGTCATTCTAGGTTGTGACATTGGGGTTAGAGCCGGGGCTACACCTACTTTATTTACTATTAGCAAAGTATTAGTGTATTTAGAGCTTTCCTTACGAGATAATATGATCTGTTGGTTGATAAAATTACCAAATTGTGTTGAGATTGCACCTGCATTCCACATTGGGTTGTTAGATCCTTTTTCAATACTCATATTACAAGCAATTGAGCCAACTGAATCCCAAAGGAACAATAAGTCGTACGGTAAATTACCTTTCTTTTGTTCTGCAAGTAAATCTATAATGAATAGTCCAATATCCTCAATTGAGTTTAATGTACTTCTATCTCTATAGATAAAGAATCCAGTTTGATCAATTATTTCTCCAGTTTCTTCATCCACAACATCATCGATTTGGAAGCCCATTGTTTTCCAGTGAGCCCAATCATGTTTCATTTCTGTAATAATTAATACAGGTAGTACACCTTTCTTTTGAGCATTTACAGCTACCTCGATTGATGTTGTACTTTTTCCAGTATTAGATTTACCACGAACTATCATGATATGACCCATAGGACATCCAGGAATAGATAGAGCTTCTTGCAAAGCAGGTGAGAATGGAATCCAATCTTGAGGTTTAAATTTGACATTACCTCCAAGTCCTTTGTTTTCTTTGAATTTGTCGAGACTAAAGGCCGCCTTAATTGCTTTTCCGGCGGCCTCTGTCAATGACTTTCTTTCTTTAGCCATAACTTATTTTATATTAAAAGGGCATATCATCATCATCTTCATCAAATAATGAATCAAATTTGTCTTCAGGTTTTACTACTTCTTTTTTAGCAGACAAACTGTAGTTTGATTTTTTCTCTTTCTTTAAATCCTCTTTAACACCCGTTTCGTCCTTTACAGGCTCCATTTGTGTTTCTTCTTCTTCATCTTCAGGATTTAAGAAATTTGTCAATACTGCCTTTAAATCATCAAATGATTTTTTAAATTTAGATTGCATCTCTAAAATATCTGGTTGGTCTTCTAGCCATGTCTCGATTTGAGAAATGTCTTCTGATAATACAGATGTTTTACGTTTTGGTCTGATTGAAGATTTCAATCCCTGACGTCCACCGATATCGCCCATAATAGCCTCTAGTGTAAAGTCAAATCCTTCATTGATGTCTGTAAAATCACCATAATCTTCATCTTCTGCAAGACCTAATAATTGTAAGTAGATTTCTTTTCCGAATTCCCATAAACGAACTCCTTTGTCTTCTTCGCCACGAACGATAATTGGAGCAAAGATACGCATTTTTGGATCTAATTTTTTAGCTAGTGACCAATTATCACGATCATTAGTTCCACGTAGTTGTTTTGCGAATTCAACGATTGGGTCTTTTTCACCCCAGTTTGTTAGAGCATAAATTGGAAATTTAGCAAATCCATAATGCACTAATACTTCTTTGAAAGGATTTTGTTTGTCCAGTTTTGAAGGGACAACTCTGATTGTGTACTTTCCCTCTCCTTTGGGTTTCCACTGTGTCAAGGTATAATCTACCTTTTCTTTTTTCTGCCCGGATGACTGTAAGGCGCTCAGTTTGTTTTTGATTAGATTTAAATCCATCGTTTATTTATTTATTGGTTAATTTACTTAATTATACTACTTTTTTTTTAATAGGCCTAATTTGCTTTTAAAGCTTTACACATGCCTTTCTTTTTCTGTAGTGTTGTACTTGTATGTTACAGTTCAATAATCCTGTATATTCTTGTATTTAGTTGTTTAATTTCGTTATGTTGGGTAAGTAATATACAATTTTTGTAGTGTTGCCAATTGATTTGGAATCTTGTATCTACCACACCACCATTTAAACTTTTAATAAGTTCATTCAGTGCGTTTATTGTATATAAAGAATTGGTTTCCTTTTTTCTATGAACCAATATTGTATTCTCTGGTATATCGTTTACATTTCCTTGATCTACATTATAAGTTACAACGTATTCATCGTTACTTTTAACATGCAATACAAACATCTTATTATACATGATGTCGTATTTTTGTGTTAGCCCAGAGATAAGGTTATCTAGCTCATTAATTGGGGTAAAAGTACAGAATAACCTGTTGTTCATCAAAAATGTATCCGTTAAATCATAATCGTATTGCTGATACATATGTTCAGAAGGTGTCAAAAATGTGTTCATAACTTTTTAAAAATTGTAATTGGTTCCTTTTTTAAACTTGACTTGGAGTTTGTACTTACTAAATATATCTAGTATTTCTTTTAATGTGTCTTTTTCTGTTTTATCAACGTCGAATAAAAACGAATCATATACATATAAAACCAATTTTGTGTTCTTTTTTCTTAATATTTTAAGAATATCCCAAATTATACAAACATTATTTGCGGTTTCCAAATTTTGTAAAATATAATTTAAAAGCTTTTGCGGGTTCATGTTCTCTAACTCACTACTTCTATACACATATCCAGATATGGGGCAAGTAACTTGTCCTCCATAATTGAATTCATCCCACAGTTGGTCTGTGTATATTTTTACTTTTTGAAAAAATTCCAGATTTTCATATTCTTTCCAAATCCCACCGTAAATTTGCTTAAACGTGATCTCTTTTGCTTTGGCATAGTCAACACCATACATTTTAGCAAAATCGCCATGAATATCATCGCTATCAAAAGTGTAACCCAATAGATTAGCAAGAAGGGTAGGATGATAAGCAGAGATATCCATTTCAAGGAAAATATCATTGCGGGGTATAAAACATTCTCTTTCTCCATTTTCTTTATTTAAAGCTGAAAAATTAATCCCTCCAAAGGCATTCGATGGACGGGTTGTTGTTGTATTTAAATTGTACTGTGTGAAGACATATCCATCGGTGTCTCTATCAAAGTAGCGTTTATATAGCGTTGAATCCACCTTTATTCCACTACTCTCTATCATATTAAACACGATGGATGCCTTATTGTTGTAGAATGGATTAGATGGATTTTTTATGTATTCTTTTAAATTATCAAAGTTGTGCTCACACGATTCGTAGTGCTTAACTATTGGAACTATTGTGTTGATTTCCTTATTTAAAGGATATCTGTAGTATAGGGATTTATGTGCTTGAGTTAATTCTCGTATATACGTAGGTGGTTTGGTGGGTATGGATATACATGCATGGTGATTGAAATAATGTAAAAATTCCTTTTTATTTATAACGTATATGTTTTTTATTGAACTTAATAAAGTTTGAACTTGATCAAAGGTTACGTGAAACGCCTCGCTATGGTCTATCGTCACCATATACCCCTTACTTTTGTCTAACGGTTTGATATACACGCAAGATACTTGATTCTGTATGGGGTGGATATTTGGGGATAGTGGGATAACCTCTACGTAAGCCTCCACTAGTTGCATTCTAGTAAGTATTTCTATATTATCCGTATCTTCTATCAACCAGTACATGGTTTTAGTATACGATTTTATTTTCAAGGTTCCAAATAATATTTAACCAGTAAATCCTACTGATTGTGATATACGTAAAACTTTTTTATTTTCTGATGAGGGTAATATATTAGTTCTAATACCCCAGTCATTTGTTGGGGATGGTGGTTGATTTAAAATAAATGAATTTTGGGATATAGGGGTTTTAGTTACATCATATTTTGAGACTGAGAATGGTGGTTCATTAGTTTTATAATCAAAATAGTGTATCCATCCTTCATATAATAAATCATCTGATGGAGTTTGATTATTTTTCATTGATGTATTTATGGCTGCCCAATTTGATTGGAGGAACCATCCTTGATCTTTTGTTACATATTTATAAAATATTTTTCTAATTTGAATTGATTTACCCTTAACATATGGTAATTCTGTATAAAATTTTGGATATTGGCTATTGGAGGAAAATTCTTGGGGGATTGTATATAATCCAACATATGAGGTTGTTGTTGTATAATATGGTGGTTGATTAAAAGTTTGGGAATTCGGCAATAATACAAAGGCCTCATGTATAACCCCATTATCCGTATCTGTTATTGGAGTTGGGGCTTCTAGTATTTCAATAAGTTCTCGATTTGTTTTATCCCAATAGTTTACTGCAGGATTTATAGGAGTTGTGGGTGGAAGATTACCAGCAAAATACATCCCTAATTGGGTTTTGCAAAAAGGACCTGTTGGATATATTTCTCCATCAACTTTAAAAGCTAGTTTAGGTCTATTTAAAGTTAATGGTGAATTTGGGTTTAAAGAGTTTGGTAAAAATACTTCAGATAAATTACTTCTATATA